CAATTTGACCCGGGTTTGTTACGTAAGGCATCAGATGATTGGATTGAACCCTTGAAACATGCGATGGGTACATGGCGCGATTGGTCAAATGCATACATGCGTCCTTTAACGTTGCAAGAAAATGTGATGGGAATACCAGGTGTGCGTTTTATTGAACCAATCCCAATGAACACTGGGATGGGTTTCCCTGTATTTGGTAAGAAGAATAAGCATTTTGAGGAAATTCGTGATGGAGAGAAGTTGATTTCACGGACCCCAAGTACTGAAATAATGGAAGAAGTTGAACGCATGCTTGAGTGTTATAGGAACAATCAGCGCGCATATCCTGTTGTTTCAGCCACTTTGAAGGACGAACCGACGCCTATCGGTAAGGAAAAAGTACGAGTTTTCCAAGCAGCACCAATTGCTTTAGGGATTTTGATTCGGAAATATTTCTTGCCCACTGCACGGTTTTTATGTACTCATCCATTGATGGCTGAACTTGCCGTTGGAGTGAATGCTTTTTCGACAGATTGGGAAGAACTCATGGATCATGCTCTCAAGTATTCAGAAAATGATGAAGTTTTAGGTTGGGACTACTCTTCGTATGATGTGCGTATGAATTCTCAAGTCACACGCGCCGTATGGAACCTTCTTATTGACTTGGCGTCTTTAGGACATTATTCTGAAGAAGATTTGGCAATCATGAAAGCCATGGTTGTTGATATTACTCATCCTCTTATTGACATGAATGGTACTATGTTGATGGCGTTTGCAATGAATACGTCTGGAAACAACATGACTGTGTATGTGAATAGTATCGCAGGTAGTCTTTATGTTAGAATGGGATATTTCAGCATGTTTCCTAACGATGAAGATTTTCGTAGTTATGTGTCTTTATTGACATATGGGGATGATGGTTTGGCTTCTCGCAAGGCTTCTCGTAAAGAATTTAATTTTGTCACATATAAACGATTTTTGGCCGAACACAACATGAAATTGACGTTACCGACCAAAACTGATGACGAATTTGAAACTCTGGGAACTGGAGAATGTGATTTCTTGAAACGCATGAGTGTAGATATTCCTGAAATAGGACATGCTATCGGTGCATTGGACGAGAATTCGATTTTCAAGTCTTTACATAGTAATTTACGTTCTTCATCTACCACGCCAAGAGAAGTGGCAACATCGTGCATTGAAGGCGCTATGCATGAGTGGTTTGCTCACGGTCGCGAGAAATATAATATGCGAGCTGAGCAAATGCGCAAAGTTTGTGAGCTTGTTGGGCTAGTGGTCCCAGCAGTTCACATTTCCTTTGATGATAGGGTTCAACATTGGAAAGAAAAATACTTGACAAAACCACAATCTTCTTCGGAAGAATCGCCAATGGATACCAATCAAGATGTAGATTTGGCTTTGGCAAACACACTTTACACATATTTATGTGGGGGAGGGACTACATCGCCCAACCCATTACAACATCCTGTTATTATTGATTCCCATTTGATTGGAAGCAGCAATCCCCCAGCTGACGAGGGGGAGTCCGGTTTGAGCGGTCAAGTCTCAGAGGTTGGAGTGAACACCACAGTTTCACACACACCACAATGTTTGCCTCCTATACGTTTGGTGGCCCACAATGAATTACAGACACTGTTTCACCAAATACAGTGTGTACGCGGAACTTTGTCGTCAATGGAAAGAAGTGTACATCGCATGATTCTTGAACAACAACAATTTGATGATGCTATTGAACCTCAATCTGCATCCGAACCATTGCAATTTTCTGACGGTGTTTCTGCTGAGGCGAATCTATCAGCAGAGAACGTTGAATTTGAGGACGCTGAGGAAGGTTTTGCTGATTGGCGCGGTTCAGGAGTAGATACATTGCGAACACAGACTGATGATAATTTTGCCGATTTGCAGAGTTTCTTTTTGCGACCTGTACGTATTGCTAGATTTCGTTGGGTCGTGAACACTACACTTCAAGAGGAATTTGATCCATGGTCACTATATTTTAATGATGCACGTGTCGTTAACAAGATTGCCCATTTTCGTAGCTTATCATGCAATCTTCACGTTAAAGCAGTTTTGAATGGCAACAATTTCTTTTATGGGAGAGCTCTTATGTCATATCGACCGATGCCAACATTGGATACATTAACACGTATTCCTAATTCGCCATCCGATTTGGTAGGCGCTTCTCAGCGTCCTCACGTTTAT